AATAGATTATGCATTGTCTGATGCTTTGAGTGTTGGTGTATTTTACGAATACAACACAGATGGCGATGGCAACAAGACTGACGATTTCTTGGGAACAAGCGTAGTCGTTAAGTTCTAATCTTTAGGTTATATTATGAAATTTCTTGATCCGTTGACAGCAATCCTTATTTCGATTGCTTCCAATCCAGTAGATGAAGCCACCGCATTACTTGGTGCACCAATTGAACCAAAGGTGGCTTGCCTTGCTCAAAACATCTATCATGAAGCAAGAAACGAGTCAACTGCTGGTATGTTGGCAGTCGCTAATGTTACATTAAACAGAGTAAAATCGAGCGCATTCCCCAGTACAATTTGTGAGGTGGTTTACGAAGCACCACATTACATAACAAAAAGTAAGGGAGTGTATTATCCATACAAACATAGATGTCAATTCTCATGGTATTGTGATGGTAAGAGTGATGAAGTAAAGAATTTGCAGAAGTATGTTGAAATCTATATGCTGGCTGAGAAAGCACTTGAAACTACTTTCGACATAACAGATGGTGCGCTATTCTACCATGCTGATTATGTAGATCCAGACTGGAACAAGACGATGCACATCACTGCCAAAATTGACTCGCACATATTCTACAGACCGAGGTAAGTATGCATATTATAGTCACAGGTGGTTGCGGATTTATTGGAAGTCATTTAGTTGATCTTTTGGCAGAAGGTGATTATAGAATAACTGTAATCGATGATAGAAGAAATGGAAGGTATGTATCTTCTCACTCAAACGTGAGTTATATCTTCGATGATGTGTGTAATGTCACACCTCCACCCTGTGATGCTATCGTTCATCTAGCAAACACTCCAAGGGTCAGAGCGTCAATTAATGATCCTGCAGGGTCTATACGAAATAACGTAAATCCAACCATTTCTGTTTGCGAATGGGCATCCAAACATAACTGTCCTTTATATTTCGCACAGTCTTCTAGCGTTCAATTTAGCGATGTCTATGCAAATCCTTACACATTCGGCAAGGCGATGTGCGAGGAATTATTGTTTTTCTATCAAACGAATTACAATTTAAAGTTTCACCTTATGTATTTCTATAACGTCTATGGACCAAGAGAAGCGGATTATGGTGAACACAGCACCGTTGTCAGAGCATTCAAGAATCAAATTGAAAAGGGCGAAAGTCTTAGGATATTTGGATCGGGAAAGAAGTCCAGAGATTTCACCCACGTTGAAGATGTTGCAATGGGTGTCGCTAACCTAGTTGTTGCAAACAAGAAGATAAAGGAAGCGCATTTTGGATCTAACCATCCATATACGATTCTAGAAATAGCAGAGGCATTTGATCACCCTACTGTCCACGAGTTTGATGTGAAAGGTGAAGCTGAAAAAACACTTTGTGAAAACCCATATATTAAAAGGAGCCATGATGTCATTGAATATATTAGAGATTGGAAAAGGAGATTTCATGCCGAAAGTAGTAGTTGATAACGATATGACCACGGATGCTTCCCAAGTCACAGATGAATATCTGATCACGAAGCAGTTTAAAAGTTCTTCGGACTTCTCTCAGCACATTGAGAAAGAAGCGGTCAGGACTGGTTCTGGATACATTGATACAATTGTTGCCTTTTGCGAGAAGAATACGATGGAGATTGAATCTGTCAAGAAACTCCTGACTACATCGTTGAAAGATAAAATTAAAGTGGAGGCATCAGAACTCAACCTTCTGAAGTTTGAGAAGTCTGGGAAGTTGCCTCTGTAATGGATCCGTTTGAGGTTTACAAATTATATCTCGCTCTCAAACTCCACTTCACAACTGAGAAGTATGACATCACAAAGACACGTGGTGCGGTGAAGGCGAGCGAGAAGGCATTCCTGAAAAGGAAAGATATTATTGCAATGCGTAAACTTGCGAGAGACTACAAAAAGAAAGAGATTATCGACTTGCTTGTAGCAAACTTTGTTTCTGGAGATAAGTGGGGTGGGATGTTTGATACTCGCTCTGCTGAAGTCTATAAGGAATGGAAGGCACGCAAGGCGAGAAGAGATTATCAGTTTGAGCAAGATATCGAACTGATAAAACTGGAGATGGAGAAAGAATCCATTTCCAACCCATTTGTCGCTGATAGTGGACAACACGCATTAGTCTATCGTCTATATCTTGGTAAAAAAATATCAATTGAGACGCTAGTTTTGCTTGACAAATTGTTCAAAATGAGCGATAATGGTGATGATATATTCTTAGAGAGCATTAATTTACTCATAAGGAAATATCGACCGTTTGTCAAATTAACAGACAAGATGAGGTATGTAGGTGAGAATCTTTATAAATACTGAGTCCGCTGATATAGGACAAAACACACAACGTAAATACAACGCTTATACTGGAGAATAATATGTCGTTTAATTCACTATCTGACTTGCGTAAAGCAAGAGGTTCCTTCGACAACCTGATGAAAGAAGTCGAAAAAATTGATGCCCCTCAATCCAACTACAAAAAAGATGACGGTAACGAGTGGAAACTCTCTGTAGATTCCGCTGGTAATGGTTATGCCGTTCTTCGTTTTTTGCCAGCACCAAAGGGCGAGGAACTTCCATGGGTTCGTATGTTCAACCATGGTTTCCAAGGTCCAACTGGTAAGTGGTATATCGAAAACTCCCTTACAACTCTGAACCAACAAGATCCTGTATCAGAACTCAACAGTGAGTTGTGGAACAGCGGTACGGATGCTAATAAAGATCTGGCTCGTAAGCAAAAGCGTAGACTCTCTTACTATGCAAATGTTCTTGTTGTTAAAGATCCTGCCAACCCTCAGAATGAGGGACAGGTTATGCTTTACAAGTTCGGTAAGAAAATCTTTGACAAAATCAAAGACGTTATGCAACCTCAGTTCGAGGATGAGACACCAGTAAATCCCTTTGATTTCTGGGAAGGTGTAAACTTCAAATTGAAGGCACGTCAGGTTGACGGATATCGCAACTATGACAAGTCTGAGTTTGAAACAACTCCTACTCCTATCGCTCCTGAAGATGCAGACATTGAAGGTCTATGGGAAAAGGAACACTCTCTTGCAGAGATCGTTGATCCCAAAAACTTCAAGTCTTATGATGAGTTGAAGCAAAAGCTGAATATGGTCTTGGCTGGTGGTGCGAAAGTAACTACTGCTGAGAAAGTGGCAGAACAAACTGGAGATGTAGAAGATCAAATCTTTGTTGATTCGACTCCTTCAAAACCTGCCGTTTCAGTTGCGTCTAATACTGACGATGATGAAGATGACACTTTGTCATACTTCGCCAAGTTGGCTGAAGACGACTAATTCAGGAAGACTGCCTCCTCTTGGGCAGAAACTGGGTAAAACCGACAACATAGGTTTATAGGGACACTTCGGTGTCCCTTTTTTTATGCAGTGATTAATCACCTAAAAGCCGAACGCAAGGTTAGGAATTCTTGCTTGAGATGCTCGCGATGTCGGTTCTGAAGGAACCATTGTTCTTGGCAATGTTGCAGTCACGTTCACATCAGGTGGTGGCGTTGGTTTAACGATAACTTGCGGTGCAGCTTGCGGTGGTGGTGGTTGCAGTGGCTGAATTTGACTCATGTCAGCTTCTTTTGACTTAGTTGTTTCCACTTCGATGTTGGTAGCAGTATTTGGCGTTGGAGTAGTCGCAGCAGGCGGTGGCGCGTCTAAATCCACTTCTCCATATTTTTTCTCATAAAAAGAAAATACTCTGTCAGCCTTTCTGGCATCAACATCACCGATCCAGTCAACATCGCCACTATTGTCTAGTGCCATTCGCAACTCTTGTTTTTCTGCAATTTTCATTTCTTCCGACATATCGGATGCATCTATTTGCGCAGAAAGGGCATCGTATTTTTTCGCATTCATAAGAATTTTTGCGATATCTTTTGCTTCTTCCTGTTCCTCGGTATCAAATCCAAGAAGATTGACCACACCTCCTTCAAATGCATCAACGTGTTTACCATATCCTGCTTCCCTCAATGCCAAAGCAGATAACTCATACACTGAAGCCACTGTTAATATAGTACCTGTGACTGCTGCAGCTGGACCACTAGCAGCAGAGGTTGTCGCTATCTGAGCAATTTTTGCTGGAAGTCTCTGCGCTATTGTCCTTGCCACCGATGTTTTTGGACCAGTTGGCGTAGGCGGTTTTGTTGTTGGCGTAGGTGGTTTTGTTGTTGGTGTAGGCGGTTTTGTTGATGATGTAGGCGATGGCTGTGGCTTCGGCTGTGATGGTGGTGGACTCTGCCTTGGCGGTGCACTCTGTGGTTTGGGTTGTGTTTGTGGTTTGGGCTGTGTCGATGGTGGACCCTGCCTTGGCGGTGGTGTTTTGGTTTTTGGCGTTCTGGTTGTTGGCGTTCTCAATGACTTTGGCACAAGACGCCCGAGTCCTCTTGCTATCAACAATGCAGTAACACCTGCTGCTATACCTGCAAGAACCTTTTCTGATGTGGACATGTTATTCCACATATTTTTCAAAGTCTCTGAGATAAGATCCATTTGAGATCCAGCAAACGCACCAGCCAAAGCCAATAAACTTGTTGTCTTCATGCTGTTTTTGTTTAACTCAGCAAGAGAGCCTATTATCTTGTCGCCTTGTTCTTCGTCAATTGGCTGCTTTTCATTTAATTTGGCTCTGATTTCTGCTTCTGTGGTCGGTGGCGTTTGACCGCCAGCACTCTCCACAGGAGTATCAGTATTGTTATCAATTCTTTCTAGGATCTCAGTTTGTTTTGCCAACTCCTCCATAGAAAGTTCTGATGATGCTTGAATCTCACTGAGAATTGGAGTTACATTAGATACACCTCCACCACTTCGAGAACCACTGAAAGGTTTACCTTCTTCAGCCTTCTGCATCTGGATTGGCTTAACAACAGAATCATTTGCAGATGTTCCTTTGAACACATCTGGGAATCCGATTACGTTGTCCCCTTGGGACTGCCTTAAATTTGGTTTAATTTCTTGCATCTTTTTATCTCTTTGAGGCTTCTGCCTTTTTCTTTAGATGTTCAACCAACATAGCAACGTAGACTTCCCTCTCCCATGGAACCATTGCCTCTATTTCCGTGAGAGAGTAATGGTGCTCTTGCATCAATAAAAAGTTCGTCTTGAACAGATTCTGCAAGTTTTCGTGAGAGAGGCTTAGACGAAAAAATTTTCGTAGCCATCAATAACGAGTGTATTGTCCTTTTTGCATGCCTTACAGTTGAACTCAATCGCATGTAATATTTGTGGCATTGTTTCATAAAACAACCGTATCAGCGCAAACTGTTTGACCGAGAACTGTTCGATGAATTGAAGTCTCTCTTCTAAGGGACTCTCTTGAAACTCAATCACTTCTTCATCGTTGTAAATTGTTTTAATGCAGTTCGCTGTTACTTTATATATTTCTTCTATGTCGTCACCCAAGAGTTTATTGATTTCAAACACGTTTGGATAATCCATTTCCAACGCCATTGTGTCAGTCAATTTTACGCTTCTTGTGTGTCCTTTGTTTTTGGTGATCTTGACTTTCTCAAGATCAAATACCACATCATTATCAACCCCACAATCACCGCATTTTGCAACCAAGGGTATCACGTTAGAAACTGACATACCTCTGATTTCCAAGAATACTTTTTGTAAATCAAAAATCGGTAATTTAGATCCGTCAACTTTACCCAGTGAGCAGTTTGTGATAATCTGTTGTACTGCATTGATCATATCAGCTTTATCATCAGACTCCCCTGCCATGACCAATAGTTTTTCTTCTTTTACTAGGAAAGGTCTAAACTTAAATTTCTTTCCCAATGATGATATATTAATATCGAATGTTTGCACATCAATTACTGGTAGTGCCATAATTTACTCCTAAAAATCAAAAAGGTCTTTGAACCCCTTGCCATCGTTTTTAAACATATTGACCAATCGCTTTATATTACCAAATGGTCCACCGCCTTCGCGGAATCCTTCTTCAATCGTGTCTGACGTCCAGTACTTATACGCAAAGGTGACTGAAACTCTCGCTGGAGAATCAGCTGCCTGTGACATTGGCGTCAGGTTTACAAGTCTTGGGAATGCATCTTTGAGACACCACTTTCCTGTTCTATTGTCGCCACGATCTAATGTGTATATCTCAACGTCAGAAGTATAATCTTCATAGAATCCAACTTCTTTTGAGATAGGATCTACTTGGGCATTTGCGATCCAGTCTTCAAAAAACTCTCTCACGCCCCATTGAGTGTCAACGTAAAAACCAAATGTTGCGTTGTCACCAAAAAATTCAACACCGTGGACGCGATACTCAGTCCAGTTACCAATCTTGGTTGGCGTGAATGTTGAAATCAATCCAGGAATTGCTGCTTCTTCACAAAGCAGCGATACACTTCTTGCATTTTTTGACTTTCCAGGAGTTGTGATAACAACCTCAAATCTGGCTGAACGAGCAAGATCTTCTTGACGTATCTTTCCCAAGAAATCGTTTAATTTGAAATTAGCCATTATAGCATTGCCCTTGAATCTCTAAATACTTCTTGTTTTGTTGCACCCACGAAATTATCTACTGGTAGGAATATGGTCGCCTTCCAATCAGCTGGGTTCACTTTATAGTATTGCGTTATGACGTGATTTGTTAAATATCTTTTCACGCAAGGTTTTATTTCATTTCCAACACTCTTCAACAAAGACCAGTTATATCTCATCTTTGTGTCGTCACCGATGGTCTTGTCATCTGCGGTTTCCATCAATTTTCCCAAGAGTTGTGCTCTGAGTAGGAATGGGAGATAATGTAGATTCAACCCATAAAATCCACCAGCTGTTGGCTCGAAAGGGAGAACCAATGGAAAGGTGTCATAGTATGGGAGTTTCTTTTTATGTTTTGGGTCATACCTGTAAAGATACATGCTCCCAATTTCTATCCTTGGTGCTACCTCAAAAACATCTGAGCGCATTGCAGCTGAAGGCGTGTTGATGTTGGACGCCAACTGTCGCACTTGCCTCTGATACCATTGCATAGATCTGCGTTGGTCGTTCGAGTTTGCTCTGATCTGTTCAAAAGGGTTTGCCATATCCTTATTTATACGAGATACCCAATTCTTTTTCGGTGATTATTTTGAATTCCCAACCATTATCGAGGCAGAATTCAGTTGCACTTTGCCATTTTGCTAAATTAGTGCCATATTGCTTCACTTCTTCAATGAATCGTTTCGTTTTTCTTTTGGGGATCTTTGGCTCTTGGGTGAACCGAGATGGTTTTATTTCTATGAGATACTTCTTTCCATTCAGCATTATATAGAAATCAGGGAAATATCTGTGGACTCGGTTGTCAACAGGGGATCTGTATGGTATTGATAACTCTTCAGATCCCCACTCGACGATATTTTCGTTCTGATCACACCACTTCATAAATTTAAGCTCATATGATGAGCGATAAATAATGTTGGAGACATCTCCACAATATTTTTTTGGATTGGTGGGTTTAAAGCGACCCTTGTAAACATTTTTTGAATATGGCATTATAAATAAGAAAACTAATATCCCTATTTATAGAGAAGTCGAATGGCTACTACAGACAATAAAGAAACTGCAACTGACAATGATGCAGTTACAGAGAAAAAGAAGAAGAAGAGACGCACTAAGATCTATCGCTATCCTTCTAATATCGGTTCTGACGAACAACCACACGCCATAAATTTTTACATCTTTAAAACTGAGAGCGAAAAAGAGGCAGATTCCAGAACTAAACAGTTAAAAGAACTGGACAACGCTGGCGATAAAGATGCAGCCAAACAATTGGCTGTTGAAAACGGTCGTCAAGAATTCAATAAAGATATAGCGTCAATTGGCGCAGGTACAGCTGCAGGCACAGCTCTAGGTGGCAAAAAAGCAGCCAGATCAACTATAGTTGCAGCCGCTGTAGCTACAGGCACGAGTGCACTGTTTGACAAAGCCACTGCAATGAAGGCGAGGTCAACAAGAAAAATAGATTCTTCAATATCCCTGTATATTCCAAACTCACCGCAAGCCAAATATGGTGCTGAATTTAACATCGAAGACCTTGGAACAATTTTGGGAGGTGTTGCTGGTGGTGATGCAAATATCACCCAGACATTTAATAAAATGAAAGGTCTTGTTGAGCAGGGAGAAATCGGTAAGGCACTGGAAGCTGCAGCAGGGTCTCCAATGGGTAGTGTTCTTGCAAGAAGTATTTCCAGCGCAGCCGATTTACCGAGAGAATTAGGTCTTGGAAATCTTAATGTCAGCGGTGCAATACGTTCTGCAACAAGAACTGTTCGGAATCCATATAAAGAGCAGATCTTCCAAACGATGGGGTTCAGAAGTTTTGCATTCGAATATAAGTTCGCTCCAAGGAATGAAAAAGAACTCAGAGACGTTATGGAGATCATTAAACTCTTTAAAACTCATATGCATCCCGAGAAAGATCTTGGTGGGTTGTTCTTCACTTTCCCATCTGAGTTTCAGATAGAGTATGTTTATAAAAACAGAAAAAACACATACTTAAATAAAATGGCACCATGTTTCCTCACAGATCTTTCAGTCGACTATGGTAATGGTGGGACTTTCACTACGTTTAAGGATGCTCGTGGTGCACCATCAGAAATAACAATGAGTATGGCGTTCAAAGAAACAGAACTCCTGACCAGAAGCAAAGTTGAGGAAGGATTTTAATGTTTAGAAATTTTCCAAAAATCGGTTATGTTCTCGACAACAAAATATTAGTCGCAACAGATATTTTCAGGAGAATTAAACTTTCTAGTCTAGCTGAAAATGAACTTCTTTTAGTAGATTATACTATCGAGGCAGGGCAAAGACCAGAAGATGTTGCTGATATCTTATATGACGATCCAAAGTTATATTGGACTGTTCTCCTTGTCAATGATATTGTAGATCCATACAACGAATGGTATTACAGTCCAGAGCAATTAGAAGCACTTGTTGAAGATAAGTATGGTGCGGGAAATGGCAGCAACACTCATCACTGGATAACATTAGATAATCCTCTTGTTTGTGTAGAATACGATACCGCGAAGTTGGCTGCAGGAGAAATCAAAGAGGTTTCTCACTTAGAACACGAACAATATGAGAATGATGCAAGACAGGATATATCTGTCGTTAATCCCAAATTCATTCAAGACTTTCTTACAGAATTCAATCGGTTAATAAATGAGTGAAAATTTAAGACAACCTGGAGCCGTTCTTATTGAGGAAGTGTTCATCGTAGCAACTGACGGTGAATCGTACAATCTCAGTAATTTTATGCTAGAAGCAGTCATATATGAGAATATGGATCTCAATGGTATGGCAGCAGAAATTACGATTGTTGATAGTAATGGACTTATAACAGCCGTGCCATTTTTAGGACAAGAGACAATAGCGGTTAAGTTTAGAACACCTACATTTGAATCTTCTATACAAATGAAATTCATTGTCAATGCAATTAAAAACAGAACTCTAAATAATGACCGCGAGCAGTTCTACACATTTCATTGCGTAACACCTGAAGTATATTCCGATTCGTTTGTAAGACTTACTTCTAAATTCAAGGGAAGCACTGACCAGTTGGCTCAAACCATTTTTAATGAAATTGCCTTTGGTGAAGCTGAAATTAACATTCAAGATACCCCACATGCTTCTCAGAATTACGAATTTATTGCAAACTACTGGTCACCGTTCAAGTGTCTGAATCACTTGGCTTCTAAGTCTATAGGTTCTGAAACTTCAAAATCTAATTTCAAATTTTACGAGACAAAGGGTGGCTTCCACTTCACTTCCCCAGAATTCCTGATTAGAAAACAAAAAGAAAACCGAATAATTTACGATGAATACAATATTCAACAAAATCAGACTGAAGAAATTACAGAGGATAAACGCTCTGGTGCATACAAGTACATCAGTCCGTTTATACACAGTCGATTTAATCAGGTAGAGAGCATATACTTCCCGACATTCAAAGACCAGATTAAATCTCAGGTTGAGGGTTATACTGCAAGTTCTATTGTGTCATACGACTTCACAACAAAACGTATGGCGATGATGAAGTTCGACTCTAGACCAGAATCAGAGGGTTTGGCGAGCCAAGATAAGAAATACATCAAAGAAAACTTTGACAGTTTCCACACAATCTCACAAATAAATCCTACGCCACCCAATATGCTCGGGAATCCTCTTGCAAACAGAACATTCGCTCCAATGGCGACTTCTCCGTTTGGTAGTAATTTTCACAGAGGTGTTGAGCAGGTACGAAATACACTGATCAGAAGATACGGTGACGCTGAATTCAGAAATCAGGTAATGGAAATTACAGTTCCAGGAAAAACTGACATCGAGACAGGATTACTCGTCAGATTGGTATACCCAAAAACTGTTGAGCTTGGTCAGGGTCGTGTTGACCGCGAGGATCTAGAAGATCCATTTATCTCTGGTATCTATTTAATTACAGGTGTCCGTCACGATATTTCTAACGGTCAACATAGTATGACTCTTTCAATTATGAAAGATAGTTTGGGAGACTTTTAATGATTTACGGTGATTTCACATGGTGGCTCGGAATCGTTGAAGATTGCAACGACCCTGAGAAAATTGGTCGCTATAAAGTTCGTATTCTTGGATATCACACAGACGATAAGGCAATTCTTCCGACTGAAGATCTCCCATGGGCGATGACGGTTCAACCGACTTCATCTGCTGCAATCTCAGGTATCGGTAACACAAATATTGGTCTTGTTGCTGGGTCTACTGTTGTTGGTTTCTTCACTGACAGTAATGAAACTCAGCTTCCCATAATTATGGGATCAATTGGCGGTGTTGATAGTGTGAAGGGTAATGGTCAGACTGGGTTCCAAGATCCTTCAGCGACATATCCTTTGAACGGATTGCGCTCTCAAGATAAAGGTAAGAATCACGTTGGTGAATCTTCATTGTCAAGATTGGCTCGTGGCGGTAAGACCGCAGAGAAACATATATCTCTTGCAGCCAAACGAGCAATGCGAGTAACAGACCAACCGTTTGCTCAACCCAGCCCCATCGATGGAGAGAATGCTTCATTTCCTGAAGTGAAACCAGCGACTTGGAGCGAACCACACCCACAAGGTTCTGAAGAATCAAAGTCTGAGTATCCATACAACAATGTCCACGAATATGAATCTGGGCACATCCAAGAGTTTGACGATACTCCTGGATCTGAGAGGATTCATACCTACCACAAGTCTGGCTCTTTTGTAGAGTTTCAGCCAGATGGATCTCGCGTTCAAAAGATTGTTGGTGATGATTTTGAGATTGTTTACGGAAACAAAACATTGCACGTTGAAGGTAATCTCACAATCAACGTGACACGCGGTGATGTTAACATCAAAGTTGATAAGGGTGATGTTATTGAAGATTATGCTGGAAGCATTTACTCGACTATTCGAGGCGGTCGTTATGCCAAAGTGCAAGGTAACGATATGCTTGATGTTATCAGCGATCAGAAAATAAACATTAGTGGTAGCAGATACACGGTCATCAACTGTGCAACCTCAGCACCACCAATTTCCATTCCGTTTATCGGTCAGATCCCAGCAGGTTCTGACGTATTGTTGGTGAAAGGTGCTCAGGCGACAACAGTTGCTAATAATAAAACAGACCATATTGGCGGTAAAAATGCTGTCACGAGTAAGGGCAAAACACAATTCACTGTTGGTGTTATACCAAATCAACAAGGATTTGCTGTTACAACTCTGGGTAATATTGACTTGGCTGCAGGTTCCACATCTGCAATAAGCACATCAGCAGGGCAGACAAATATTGCTTCACTATTAAATACAAATATTGACACTGGTGGTTTGTTGACAATCACTACCGTTGGGGCGATGGCTATGTCTTCTGCAGCTGCAGCTTATACTCATGCAGCAACAACTATGACGGCAGGAGGGTTTGCACTCACATCAGCAACCTTCACGACTACTGGCTCGATTGTTGCTACTGGTGATGTTGTCGGTGTCGGTACATCGCTGGCTACTCATGTTCATGGAATCACTGGCGGTTCGTCTGCTGGTGCAACTACACCACCATCATAAGGAGATAAGAAATGAGTTGTGGCGCACCCCAAGCACTTACTGACCTTGTAGATGGCATCAATGGTGTAATTGATACTGTCGAACTGTCTGTTGCAGCACTTCCTAAACGTATTGCTAGTATTCCTGGATACACAGAAATCACAATGGGTGTTCAGGTTGCACAAGACCTGAAAAAGATGAAGGAATTGCTTGACGATCCCTTTGCACTAGCTGAAGAGTTGCTTCCTTCTTTACCACAAGAGTTTCAAGACTTCATCGACAAAGGTAATCAACTTGTCGGTGATACATTAGAATCAGCCGAACTTGTTTCGGGGATGGCTGAGAAGTACAAAGATATTGATATAGGCGATCCAGAGGAACTTTTGGATGCTCTGAATGGTCTTGGTGATGATATTGATAAACTTTGTGAGATTATACCAAATATCCAGACACGTTATGGTGAATTGGTGGAACTCGGTAAGCCACTGACAGGAACCGTTGACAGACCGACTAATCCTATTAAAAAGATTGCTTCACCATTCATTAAAAGGTTCAATGAAGTAAAAGAGGAGTTTACGGACGGGTTTGATACGCCAGACGAAGAAGATAAACCGAAGACTTGGGATGATGTTCATTATGATGCAACGAGTCAGTTTTTAATGGGAAACGAGGCGTAGGGGTTATAAATAGCATATGGCTACCAAGAACACACCAAAAAGAATATACAAAGATATTGATATGTCTTTTAAACCGAATGTACTTACTAAAGATATTGGTAAGAAGTTCGATGTGAATGCCGTCAAACAGTCTTTGAAAAATGTTTTGTTGACACAGAAAGGTGAAAAACCTTTCAACCCCAATTACGGTTCTGGTATCTACGATTTGTTGTTTGAACCAATGGATTACCTCGTAAGTAGCGTAATGCAAAAAGAGATAGAGACAACAATTGAGAACTATGAACCAAGGGTTGAATTGATTGACGTTGAATGTGAACCAAACTTTGATTTGGAACAATATGAAATACGAATAGAATTTTATGTCATTGGGGTAAAAGAGCCACAAGTATATACAAACGTGCTGCAAAGGTTGAGATAATGCCAGCATATTGCGTAATAAATAAAATAAAAAGAGTCTAAGATGGCAGTAAGAAAACTAACAGAACTTGAATTCGATTCTATCAAGAACAATTTAAAGACTTTCCTCGCTGATCAGTCGCAGTATTCTGATTATGACTTTGAGGCATCTGGTCTTTCTGTTTTGATAGATCTTCTAGCATACAACACTCAATATAATGCCTTCTTGGCGCATATGGTTGCCAACGAAGCATTCATTGATTCCGCTGTTAAACGGAACTCAGTTGCCTCGATTGCAAAGACAATGGGTTATACTGCGAGGTCAGCACGTGCTTCGTCAGCTGTTATCGATTTGTCTATAACGAATATCCCTTCGTCATACACAAGCGGATCTTTGACATTGTCGAAAGATAAGGTATTCACTGCTTCCTATAATGGCGCATCATTTAAATTCTACCCCGATCAAGATTATACAGTAAACAAATCAAGTGTAAACAATGTCCAAGGGTTTTATTTCACCAATGTCAGAGTCATTGAAGGTATTCGTGTTGATAACTCAGAGATTGTAGATTCAGCTACATTATCTGGACCAGTCTTGATGGCTAACCCAGCTGTTGATACAACAACTGTAACTTGCTCGGTTCAAGAAAGTGTGTCTGATAGTACATCTACGACATTCAACTTTTCAGATAATATTCTTGATGTTAAGTCTACATCTAATGTATTCTATATCGAGGAATCCCTCAATGGTTTCTATGAAGTGAGGTTTGGAGACGGTGTTGTTGGCAAGAAACTTGAAACAGGTAATATTGTCAGACTAAACTATATTGCTGCCTCTGGACCAGCTGCAAACGGTATTAAAAACTTTACGCCACCAAGCGTTTTAATTGGTGCAGGCGAGACCATTTCTCTGACACTGGTTTCTGAATCTTCTGGTGGTTCTGAACAGGAAAGTGTCGACAGTATTCGATTCAATGCTCCTAGATTTAACGCCACAAAAAACAGAGCAGTCACAACCAACGATTATCAATCATTGGTGTTATCAGCAAATCCAAACGTGAAGTCTGTTGCTGTTTGGGGTGGTGAGGATAATGATCCACCGATTTACGGTAAAGTCTTTATTTCACTTCAGGCAAAACCTGGATTGATTATCACACAAGACGATAAAGATAACCTTCTTAGAGAAACAATTGAGCCAAGGCAACCAGTATCTATTACAGCAGAATTCGTTGACCCAGATTTTACATTTATTGGTCTGAATGTTGGTGTTATTTATGACTCCAAGAAAACAACACTCACTCAAGGCGCATTACAAAATCTTGTTCAAACTGAACTGCAGGATTATTTTGATACACAACTCAATGCGTTGGACAAGAACTTTTATTACTCTGTTCTTTCCTCTAGGTTGGTTCAGGCGTCCAAGTCATTCATTGCTGTCAACTTAGAATTAAGATTACAAAAGCGTGTAACTCCTACGTTAAACACAATTGTTAAATATGACCTTCCTTTCAATAATAAGATTCAGCCATACTCTGTTTCTACTGGTTTCTTTAACGCTAAAATTGACCAAGCGACATATACTGTTTACGCGACAGATGTTCCAAACGAAGACGTTGTTGCACCTGCTTACAACGGTAGAGGCACGATTGTTCTCAAGACATCGGATAAAAATGTTATCGTTGATGCAAATGCAGGAACTATTGATTATGATACTGGTAAGATAGAATTTAATTCTCTGCAAATAACAAGCATACAAGGTTCTCATGCGACACTTAGCGTAAATTGCCAACCGCACGAAAGTTCCAAAGATATTAAGACAGATGTTCTACAAAGAACTACTGAGGATAGTGCAACTGGATCGGCAGTTATCCCCACACCGTCAAAGAACTATATTCTTACACAAGATACAAGTACAGCTGACATACCTAATAACATAAGAGCAGGGACTACAATTAGTCTAACTGCTAGAGTATCGGATAGTTAAATATGGCTAGATCAGCACCAAAATTCAAGAGATTTATCGAATCGATTACTGTTACCAATGCAGGTAGCAATTATTCATCGATCCCCACTGAAACAGAGATCTTTATCTCCGCTCCTTCTGGGTCTCCTGAGTCTGATCAGGTTCAAGCTGTTGCAACAGTAGAGATCCTTGGTGGTGATGTTAATGCGGTTACAATGACTGAGGTCGGTGACGGTTATGGCGAGACTCCTCAAGTTTATATCCGTTCTGGTATTGGAATTGGGTCATCATCCCTGACAAACACAACAGTTGCAGATACCAGAAGGGATGCTGGAACATACCCAAATGTTCCTATCCAGTCAATGAAGGCAGGGAATGGAGCAACTGCTACTGTTATTGTAGATTCTAATGGTGCTGTTACTTCTGTCGATGTTACTGCCTCAGGTGCTTCCTACATGGAAGGCGAAACGGTTACAATTCTAGATATTAGTATCGGTGGCGTAAACAACGCACCAGATATGACATTTACTGTCGCTCAAAATATTGGTGGCGGTAATGGTGCTATTCTAACACCAGTGTTGCAGACTATTGCTCGCGCTCCTGGATATTTCCACGATAAGATGAATTACATCGCTGATTCACAGATCCCTGAATTCATCAAAACAGATTATCCGAATTTTGCAAGATTCATCAAAGACTATTATGTATTTGAAGATCTCGGTCACGAAGAATACACTGATCTGAAGATAAACGGAACTGCTGAGTCACAATATAGTCCGACGCACCTTCTCCAAGAGATGATCGACAAGATCAACATTGACCACAATGACCCAGATTTCTTAGAGCCGATGCTAGAGCAATATGCTATCGACTTCCCATCGACAGCTGAAGTAGATTCAAGAATGCTCATAAAGCATATGCGAGAGTTTCTAGAATCTAAGGGTTCACGGAGAGGTGTTCAAGAATTTTTCAAACTGATGTATAATGAAGATGTTGAAGTATTCCTTCCATCTGAATTTATCTTAAGACCTTCTGATGGTATTTACAACAAAGAGTTGACCATTAAGGCATATGCAAATACAGAAACATCACCAGTTCCAGATCCTCTCAGCCTTAGAGGTAAGCGTGTTGATGTTCATTATTACGAATCAACTGCATCTATTACAGCTAGAAAAGTAATCAACACTTCTGTTACACGTGTGAAGCAGATCGCTTATACTGCACCAGAAGCATTTGAAATGACTCTCGACCTTCCTGGAGATACTATAATTCCAGGACAGGGCGTTGAGGGTGAATTGACTGCTGTAATTGGCGGTAAGATTGCAACTGTTGGGACGATCGGTGCTGCAGATGCACTGAGAACTGCAGGAACTTATGATATTGATAGCGGTTTCACAACAGACGGAAACGGAACAGGCGCACAATTTACTATTGTTATAAATGGAATAGGTCAAGCATCAATAACATCAATTGATGCAGTCGGTGACGATTACGCACCAGACGAAACAATCACTATTCCAGATTCTCTTTTGGGTGGTGGCGGTGGCGCACCGCTCACATTTAAAGTTGAATCCATCACAGAAGGTAAGGTTTTCTCAGTAACAATTACTGATGGTGGTGCGGGATACTCAGCCAACCCCTCAGTTATCGTGCAGCCAAATGCAGCTGATACTATTACAACTGCAGCAGTTATTGATACAAGATTGACTGATGGTTCTATTTCTAGCACGGTGTTTGTTAACAATGTGAAGGGTCTTGGTTACAACAATGTCCCTAATCTAATTCTGAATACTGACCTTGTTAGATCTTGGATTGGTCTTGAGGGTCTTTCTGATACCATTGACAATAAAACTGCATTCCTTACTCGTGTGCTTAATAGTGTCTCACTTAAAACAAACTCAGGTACATCAAATGGTGCGTTTGTTGTAGGTGAAACATTTAAGGTATCAGAGACTGGTGATATTCTTGGTGTATATGCGATCGATTATTTCGGAGAAGATTACACGCTTACTGGCATTGAAAACAATGCGTTGGTCAGAGTTAAAACTCTGGATGAAAATAATTATCCATCTCTCGTAGAGGTTATCTCAACTGGTACAGGATTCCAAAGAGCCTCGTTTGATTTCATTTTGCGGTCGGAGACAAGCGAGACAGCAACAATCTCTTGCGCTACAGGTTTCTCTCATACATATCCAGGAAACTTCAAGAACTCTCGTGGATTCCTTTCTGATGCCAACAAACTCCAAGACAATGCTGTGTATCAGAACTTCTCGTATCAGGTCAAAACCTCTCGCCCGAAAACAGAATGGGGAGATTTATTAGACCGTATTGCTCACCCTGCTGGTATGATTGCATGGACTGACTTGCAAATAAATCAAATTGTTGACATGGGAGCAGGGTTTGACGCAACTCCTGATATTATCGTGTTCCGCTTATTTGCTGAAGTTGAGACTCCACTTGTTCAGGATGCTCCAGCCTTGTTCTTCCATAAACCAGCAATCACTGATTCTGTAGATTGGTCTGATCAGAGAACAGGCGCGTCTGATGATACTATCTTATTGTTCCCAGTGTTGAGTAAGGTTGAAAGTCCTTCCGTTGACGATGCAGTTGATAAGTTAGACGTTACAATGGCGAAGACTGAATCCGTTGATTGGTCTGAAGCTGTTGCAAAAGAATCTCATTTACCAGCTGTCGCTGATTCGGTTGATTGGTCTGAATTAATTGACCTCTTACTTGTTATTATTCGTACACCATCTGACTCTGTTGATTGGGCAGAAACTGTCACCTTAGTGGTGGAAATAAATAAGACCGATGAAGTAGAATGGTCACAAATTCTTTCTCTGGACACAGGACTTGCAAAGACAGATTCAATCGATTTATCAGAGGCAGTCTCCAAGGGTGCAGGTAATGCGGTAACTGACGACTCAACTGTTGACGAATCAAACGTGTTGCTATTCACAGGCGCGTATACCGATAGCGCAGGTTGGGGAGAGACTGGGCAGATTATTGCACAGAACTATGCTGGAAATTACTTTGCCGAAGATTATGTCGGTGAAGTCAGAACTATTTCGTAACTTAGATTAATAATCGTTATAAATACAAAACAAATAATATACACATCAACTAGGAGAAAACAATGATTCTTGATGTAGAAAAAATGAACGCACTTGGTCGCGTTCATATTCAGGTCTTTGATAAAGACAAAAACCTTATTGAAGAGCAAACAGTGAAGAACTTGGTTGTGACAACAGGTCTAAACCATATTGCCGATAGACTCGGTGCTTCTTCCCCTGCAACTCGTATGTCACATATGGAAGTCGGGACTGGCACAACTGCACCAGCTGCAGGCGACACCACACTGGAAACAGCTATTGCTTCCTCTCGTGTTGCTCTGACATCACAAACTGTTTCAACTAACACCGTTGAATATGTTGGTGACTTCCCTGCTGGTACTGGCACAGGTGCTGTTACTGAAGCTGGCGTATTTAACGCAGTGTCTTCAGGGACTATGCTTTGCCGCACGACCTTTTCGGTTGTGAACAAAGGTGCTGCTGACACACTGAAAATCACTTGGACTTTGACTGTTTCTGACACCTAAACCTAACATATAGGAGTTAGAAATGGCACTGCTATTAAGAAAAGCTGCAAGGGTAGAAAACGCTCGTTCTTTTTATCGAGATATCTTTAATGAGAACGACTTTTTCTATATGTTCGCTTCGAGGGCTAGACCTTGGGATGATGAGACCACGCCCGAGACTCCTCGAGACTCGCAGTATTACCAGTCAGAATATCGTCACGATATGCTGTTCGTCAAACGCATTCAGGCGTCGGATGCAGTGTTACTTGCTCCAAGGTATGATTGGACGTCTGGGACGGTTTACGATCAATATGACGACGAGTATGCAGACAATCACCCAGCGTATAGTGGTGCAACCAATCTAGCAGACGCAAAGTTTTTTGTAGTAACTGACGAATTCAATGTTTACAAGTGCATTGAGAATAATAGTGACGCTCAAAGTACAGTTAAACCAACATCTACAGGAACAGACAGTTTTAAATTGGATGACGGATATACATGGAAGTTTATGTTTCAGATCGGTTCTGCTGATAGAACAAAATTTCTTAATGTAAATTACATCCCTGTTCGTAAGGTATCTGGTGCAGGTAATCCAGCATTTGATGTTAATGGCGAGTTAGATTCCATTACAGTGACTGCTGGTGGTTCTGGATATACCTCTGCTCCTACTGTTGTCATTGAGGGAGACGGAACTGGTGCGGTCGCTACTGCTTCTCTTAGTGGTAATGCAGTTGACTCTATCACGATTACGAGTGAAGGTCGGGGTTATTCTTTTGCATTCATCAAACTTACTGGCGGTGGTGGCACAGGTGCTACTGCTACAGCCGCACTCGGTTCTTCAGAAACACCTTCGCTTCAGTCCTCTGTTGAGGCTGCAGCAGTTAAAGGCACGCTTGACCGCATTGTTGTCACCAATGGTGGTGTTGACTATGTAGAGGGTGACGTTACAATCAACGTAAAAGGTGATGGAACTGGCGCAACTGCCGCTGCTTCTGTTAATGCAGCTGGAACGATTACTGCAGTAAATGTTACAAGTCCTGGATTTGGTTACACGTTTGTTGAACTCGAAATAGTACAGACTGTTGGTTCTGGTACTTCTGCATCTCTGAGACCAGTTGTTGCACCCAACTCTGGTCATGGAGGTAATCCTCCAAGAGAACTGTTTGCTAAAAATGTTGGTGTAACAGTTTCTTTTACTTCTGACGAAAATGATATTATTGTCGACAACGAATTCAGGCAAGTCGGCATCATTAAGAATATGCATAACTTTGATGAAACAGGGTCGTTCACCAGTTCGGTTGGAACACCTTGTCACGTTGTGACAGTTTCTTCTGCAAACGTAACAAAATTCAACTTAGATGATAGAGTAACGACTGACGATGGTGGAGAATTTAGTGTCATCCAAATTATTGACACAACAGGCAATGGAACCAAGGATACCGTCTACCTCCTAGAGAAGTTTCCAGGGATTTCAGCCTCATCAACTTTCACGAATTCCACGACAGGCGATACAGGAATGACTATAAATAGTTTAACGAATCCAGAAATCAGCAACCACTCTGGTGAGATCCTGTACATTGACAATCGCAGACCTATTACTCGCGATGAAAATCAGGTAGAGACACTGAAAGTGGTGTTCAACTTTTAAGGTAAAGAAATGGCTCTAAATTTAAACACAAGCCCATATTTTGATAACTTCGACAAAGCGAAGAAGTTTTCTCGTATCTTGTTCAAACCTGGAGTTGCGGTTCAAGCAAGGGAACTGACACAACTGCAGACTATCTTACAAGACACGGTTGGCAATTTTGCTGACCATATGTTTAAAGATGGCGCAAGGGTAAAGGGAGCCAGCGGTCAGCCACTGGTGAGAGACTTCATCAAGATTAACGACCTCGACGCATCTTCTGCTTCGGTCTCAAACGATACTCTCATCAACTATGTTGGCGATACGGTAACTGGTTCCACTAGCGGACTCATAGCCAAGGTTTCTAAAACCGCGACAGGTTTGGATACAGATGCTGTTGATAAGAAAACTCTGTATATTGAATACACTCAAGGTAGTAGCGCAGGCTCATACTTACATTTCGAAGCTGGTGAAACTCTTACAGTAACATCTACTGATTCTGGTAGAAATGGTGATACGTTTGTAGTTGACAACGGCACAGACGCAAACGACCCTACAAGAAATTATTTCGGTAAAGGTCTTGATTTCCTAATCGAAGAAGGCATACTTTACATTGATGGTTATTTTGTCTATCACGATGCCCAAGAAATTTCTCTTGAAAAATATAAAACTATCGCCAGCTATTATGTCGGTGTTAAGTTTAAAGACTCTAAAGTAACTGCTGACGACGACAATACTCTGAATGACCCAGCAACTGGCACATTTAACTTCAATGCTCCAGGAGCCGATCGGTATAAGACGTCAACAGAAATTGCAAAATTGGGTCTTTCTGAAACAAACAACGATGACTTTATTTCTTTATATACAATTGAAGATGGTTTACTTTCTCGTGGCGACGATGTTGGTGATCTAGATTACTACAACCAACTTGGCGCACAGCTTGCACAGAGAACAAAGGATGAAAGCGGTAACTATGTTATTCGCAACTTTGAATTATCGCTAAGAGATCACTTAAAGACATCAATCAACAGAGGACTCTTCACTTCTGGTGAAGGCGGTCGATCCGATTATTTTGCAGTTGGTGTTGGGCGTGGTCTTGCGTATGTCAACGGATACAGAAGGGAATTCCTGTCACCCACATATGTAGAGGTGGAGAGAGCAAACGAGAGCGTTGTCGAAGAGGGTTTCACAGTTTCGACAACATATGGTAATTATGTTCTTGTTGACGAGGTTGCTGGTAATTGGAATATTCAAGATGGTGCATTAGTTAAGTTTGGTAATGCTGCCTCTAATGCTGCTTCTGACAATACCTACTCAATCCACGCTGCACCGTCTACTATTATTGGGCAGGCGCGTGTTCGCCAAATCCGCTATGACAGCGGAACAGTAAATGCTGCTGCATGTCAATATCGTTTATATCTCTATGATATTCGTATGACTGGTGGAACATTTGCTGATGTAAAAACAATTTACCACGACGATGATGCAATCAACGGATTTGCGGATCCTGTTCTGGAAAGCAGTAAGGCAGTTTTAAAAGAATCTAATTCCAATCAGTTGGTATTTAGAGCACCGTTCAAAGCTGCAAAAACTCTTGCTACAGATACAGGTGGAACGTATGATAACAACTACACCTACCAGAAAGAGTTTTCTACTGAATTCACTACCTCTGGAACATCTACGCTCACAGTTACAGGGACAGAGACTTTCCCATATTCTTCAACACCTACACAAACTCAACTTGACACTGAGTTCTATATGGTGTTCCAAGCTGATGTGACGATAGATTCTGTAGTTTACAAAGCAGGCGAGCCATTTAGATTGACACCATCGATGATTACATCGATTTCAAACACTGCTGTCAATATGGATATTGGCACAACCTTGAGTGCTACAACTGATGCAACGATTCACCTGAAAGTTAAACAGACTGATGTAACACCAACACCTTT